AGGCTGACCGTAGAGTTATGACAATCGACTCATCGGGAGAGACAGACGTTGTTGAACTGAACACCAATAACGGGCAAGGTAAATTCGTTAGGGCTTCAATTCGTTACATCCGAATTACGAACCTTGACAACACTAACCATATTCGCGTAAGGTTTAAAAATAGCGGAGCGGAGACGGCAGACGTTAAAGTTGACGCTGGAGCGACTTTTATGCTTTCAACGGGTTCAATGGACGCTAACACTTCTGCGAGTGCGTTTAGTGCTTACGTTGATATTGACGAGATAACGGCACAAGCTGACACGGCAGACGTAGACATTGAATACGTAGTCTTTGCGGTGTGATAAACATCGAGCGAAATACGGCTAACGAGATAGCGTTAACCCTTACGGAAAGGGGAACGGCTACTTACTATCTGTTCAAGTTCCAATCGGATAACACGGAGGCAGTCAAGTATTGCATTGCTACGGATTCAAGTCTTTATCCTGAACGGTTTAACAAGTTCACTATTACAGAACAGACAAGCCCGGACAACTTGAACGCGGAGGTCGAACTTCCAACCGAAGGGCAATGGCGGTATTTTGTTTACGCAAATTCTTCAAGTTCAAACCTTGACCCTACGGGGTTGTTAGAGTTGGAGTCTGGAATCGTGAAGGTCACGGGAACACAAACACCAGTTACCAGCTACTCAGGCGGTAACTCAACATACGTAGTTTATGGGTCTTAAAGTATTGAACTTCGGAGCGCACAAAGTACCGACCTTCAAGGAGGCAAGGGGCAAGGATTGGATTCTATTCGGAGACGAAGGCGAATACAAAAACCGTTACCCGGAGTACCTTCTGAACCTTTACAGAAGAAGCGCGAAGAACCACGCAATCATAAATTCCAAAAAGGACTACGTTGTCGGTCAGGGTTGGGCAATAGACAAGGAAGGACTCGACACTATGGGACTTGCAAGGCTTCAGCAGTTCGTTGAAGAGCCTAACCAATACGAGAGCCTAAACGACATCTTAGAGAAGGTCGCACTTGACTACGAACTTTACAACGGCTTCGCGCTGGAGATAGTTTACAACCAACTGAACGACAAGATTGCGGCTATTTACCACGCCGACTTTGCAAGGTATCGAAGCAACGAGGACGGCTCTTGTTATTACTATTCTGAGGACTGGGCAAAGCACAACCCAGTAGTTGAGAAGATTGACGCTTTTGACTGGAAGAACCCAAGCGGCAAACAACTACTTTACGTTAAGGGTTACTCGCCTGACTGCAAGTATTACCCTTTGCCGACTTACTTAGGTTCAACGGGTTATATTGAGTTAGACGTTGAGATTGCAAACTTCCATTTAAATGCAGTAAAGAACAACTTTGTCGGAGGCACGATTGTATCGTTCTATAACGGAGAACCAACGCAAGAGGAACAAGAGGAAATTGAGCGGCAAATAAAGGACAAGTTCACGGGAACGGATAACGCTAATTCAATAGTGTTAAACTTCGCGGACTCAAGAGACAGAGGAGTCGAGATTCAGCAGTTAAACGGTAACGACTTCGACAAGCGTTTCGACATCTTAAATAAGACCGTACAAAGGGAAATATACGCGGGGCATCAAGTAACCGACCCAGCACTATTCGGAATCAAAGAGGACGGAATCTTCACAAGCCGAAACCAGTTGGTTGATTCGTTTGAGTTGTTTCAAAATACCTACGTCAACAACCGCCAACAGTTTATCGAAAGGGTGTTTAACGAATTAGCGGCTTTGCAAGGATTGAAGAACTGTCTTTACATTCAAGATACCGAGCCTATTTCTATTCAGTTCAGCGAGAATACCGTTGTTAGCGTAATGACTCAAGAGGAGATTCGCGAGAAGATTGGACTTCCGAAACTTGAACAACCAATTCAGGCGGCTAAGACTTCAAAGAGTGAGGACGATATTCTAATTGAATACTTCAAGAACTGCGGCTCGACTGATTACGAACCAGTAGGAAACGGTAAGGCTTTGAACTTTGAAAGTGAAACCTCCGCGAAACTACACGAGGAACTCAACCGAAAGTATTGGTTTGCTGAAGTAGACCCGATTGACACGGCTATTCTGAACATTCTAAAAGAGAATCCAGCGACTCCGTTTATCGCAATCGCAGAGCAGTTACAACTTTCTATTGAGAGGGTTATGGCTGGACTTCAGGCATTGAACGAGGCGAACGCGATTAAAATAGCAATAGACGAGGTATTGGATTCAACTCAAAGATTGGTCGAAGTAACCGAAGAAGGCGAAAGGCTACTTAAAGAAATTCCACCAGTCGAAGAGGAGTTTGTAATTCGTTACACTTACGAGAAGCGACCCGAAGCAAGTGGTGCTTCTATCATTCCAACAAGCCGTGAATTTTGCCGCGAACTTGTGGCAGAAACCGAAGCCGGGAGAAGCTGGAAGCTAACCGAAATTCAGAACATTGGAGTTACTGAAAACCGTAACGTATGGATGCGAGGCGGTGGATTTTGGGGCAAGTCTTACCATTGCCGACACTACTGGGAGCAGAAATTAATGCGAGTAAAAAAGTAAGATGGCTAACGTTCTATTTATATCGGAGACATTTCTAAAAGACAACACTCTTCTGCACGAGAATATCGACTTCAAATACTTGCGTCCAGTTGTTTTGATGTGCCAAGACATTCACATTCAACACAAGATAGGGACGACTTTGTACGATGAACTAAAGACTCAAATTACAACGTCAAGCCTTACGACTGCAAACGAGACGCTTCTTGAAGATTACATTCAACCGTCTTTACTTTACTGGGTTCAAGCCGAAGCACCTACCGCGATTAGTTACAAGTTTCTGAACAAAGGACTACACCAGCAGAGTTCGGAGAACAGTAGCAACGCATCACTTGACGAGATTAACTTTATTTCAAAGCGTTACCGAGATAAAGCGGAATGGTACACGGAGCGGTTGGTTTCTTTCCTATTGGAAAACGAAACGGACTACCCAGCTTACGCGAACCCGAATAGCGGACTTGATACTATTCAACCCGATACTCGAACTTACACGACTGGAATGTTTTTAGGCGGTCGCAAAAAGTATATTTCACTGGAGGACAAATATGAGCATAAACGCAAGTAGACGCAATCAAGCGAAGTTGAAAAAGTATGTTGACGCTAAACGAAATACTAACCCTAATAGAGAACCAAGCAACCGCGCACCTTCAGGTGAAGCAGTACGGACACGGGGACGTTTGGGAAATCAACCCAAAGGAACTTGACTACCTTGTTCTGTGGGCTATTGAGGAGAGCGTTGTACTTTCTGACAGAACACTAACCTACAACATTCGACTGCTGGCAATGGACAGGGTTCTTCCGGGAGAAGAAAACGAACAAGAAGTAATGAGCGACACAATACAAGTATTGCTTGACTTCGTTGCGTACTTCAGGCAGTTACATACTACCGATTTAAACATTCAACCGAGCGTAACGCTTGAACCATTTACGGAGCGATTCGATGACAAAGTAAGCGGTCACTCTTGCGTTCTAAGCATAACACAACCTTACGACTACAACAAGTGTCAAATACCTAATTAAAATGACAGAATCTCAAAAACTAATAGGCGGAAGAGGAAGTAAGTTCCTCGTAACTACAACGGCTCACACCTCACTAAAAGGTTATGCTATTATCGTCCAAGAGGACACCGTAATAGGAACATTTGAAGTGGACGGAGCAGATGCCAAGGCGGCTTATGGAATTGATACGAACCCAACTCTCAAGGCGGGAGCTTACATTGTCGTTCCTTCTGGGGACGTAATCACGGCAATTACCTTGACAAGCGGGAGCGTTATCATTTATAACCAATGATAGGCGTTGCCAAAATAGGAGTTGCCGCAAGGCGTGGAGGTGGCGGTGTTGCACCCGTCAATCCCGACTTTGTAACTACTTGGAACGTAGCTTCCGATGGCGAAACGGTAACTCTTCCCTTAAAGTCTGCGGGAGTATTTTCGGGTACGATAGATTGGGGCGATTCTAATTCAGACGACTTAACATTCGCTAACCGAACGCATACGTACACGACTGCGGGAACTTACACCATAACGATAAGCGGAGACACGCTTCAAGGTTGGGCTTTCGAAAATGGAGGAGACAAGTTGAAGATTACGGACGTATCAAACTGGGGAACGATTTTCGAGTTTGACCGAACCCGAATGTTTCAAGGGTGTTCCAATATGGACGTTAGCGCGACCGATGTTCCAACCATTAGCACAACGGCAATGACAAGCCAATTCTATGGAACGGGAATCACTACTCCCGATTGGTCAGCATGGGACATGAGTGGAGTAACTGATTACCAATTCTGCTTTCAGCTTTCGTCAAGTTTCAACGGAAATGTAGCGAATTGGGTTACTTCCTCAACCACAAATATCAAGAAGATGTTTGCGAGTTGTACGGCATTTAACACAAGCCTAAGCACTTGGGTAACGAGTGGTCTTACTAATGTTGAACAAGCGTTTCAAAACTGCGACTCCTTCAACTCATCGGTTGCGAATTGGACGCTAAACGGAACGTGGTTTCGACCTTTCGACAACTGCGACGTCTTTACGGGAATCGGAGTTGATACTTGGGACGTTAGCGGATTGGTTTCTGCACAAAATATGTTTGTGAACTGCGTTCTATTCAATGGAGATATTAGCGGATGGGATACTTCTTCGCTAACGACAATCGGCAATATGTTATTTGGTTGTGATGCATTTGACCAAGACTTGAGCGGTTGGGACGTTACGGCACTAACCACCGCAAACGGCTTTATGCAAAGTGCGCTTGGTTTGTCAACGGCTAATTATGACGCTCTTCTGATTGCTTGGGCGGCACAATCTGTGAACACGGGCGTAAACATCTCATTCGGAACTTCTGAACTAACTCAAGGAGGAGCGGCTGACGCGGCAAAGACAACATTAGGGACAACATACTCGTGGATAATCTCAGACGGAGGCTACGCATAAAATAAAGGAATGAACGAATTACGATATCCTTCAGAGCGCACTTATTGGATTGCGTGGACAGAGCCAAATGAGGAGGCGGTTCAAGGCTACGGTTGGACTAACCCCGACCAAGTTACCATTTGCCCGTTTGCGTGGTACACCACAACAAGCGAAGCGGATTGGTTAGCCAAACTCGCGGAGTACGGAATCATTCCAGAGATTGATGAACAAGGTAATTTAGTGTTATAATGGATGCAATACTTGAGGCGTTAGCGAGTTACGGAATCGCGGGAATATTCTTAGCGGTATTGGTTTACTATCTTAACAAGTTAACCGATATACACCGAGAGGAGCGCAGAGATTGGCAAGAGGCAAACGATAAGCACGTTGAGAAATTTGCGGACGTTATCTCTGAGAACACGAAAGCACTTGTTGAGATGAGAGGCGAACTTAAAGAGAATCGTTGCAAGATGTAGGTAAGTGGTGCGCTTGGAGACCAGTGGAATGTAACTGCAAAGACGGTAACTGTAATGGAAAAAAAGAAAACACCAAGACCAAACGCGGCAAAGATAGCCGCAGAGGTAATCAAAGAGTTTGAAGGATACTCTTCAAAGCCTTACTTATGCCCGTCAGGCATTGCCACAATCGGCTACGGTAATACAATGCATTTGAACGGAGAGCGCGTTACAATGGACGACCCAGAGATTGACGAGAAGGAAGCGAACAAGATGCTACTGGACACAATTAAAAGCGTTGAGAAGCAAGTGAAGAACGTGCTGGAGGTCAAACTTCCAGCGCATAAATTGGCGGCACTCATCTCGTTCACTTACAACGTAGGTATTGGAAACCTTTCAAAGTCCACCTTATTAGCTTGGGTTAATTCAAACCCGGATTACTCCGAGATACCTTCGCAGTTCAGACGTTGGAATAAAGGAGGCGGTAGAGTTCTCAAGGGTTTAATTCGAAGACGAGAAGCAGAGGTCGAAGTTTGGGAAGGGACATCGCAATACGTTTAGTCAAGGTTTACACGCCTTACCTTTTAGCTTTCTTGTTGGGCGTTATCATTGCGTCCAAAGGTTGTGGAGAACCTGAGACTATTACCAAAGTTGTTGAGCGACCAGTTCCCACTATTGAATACGTTGAACGTTGGCGGACTGACACCGTTAGATTCGTCTCTAAGCAACTCGTTACCCGAACCGACACAATCTACTCAGAAAAAGTAGTTACTCGTTTAGACACTTTGTTATTGGTAGATACTTTGAAGATTGTGGAAACTTGGCTATCGGAAGTTGCTAATTACGACACGACCGTTAACGATGTTAGACTAACTTGGTCAAACTACCAAAACAGAACGGAAAACTTGAAGG